GATCCTTCATTCATGAAAGATCTAAGAGCTGATCAAGGCTTCCGTGAGGTAGCTAGATATCCAGGAATGGGACAAGGCAACCCTCTAATGGGTGCAATGGGTCCTAACCAAGCTATCTATGCTGGTGGACAGTATGGACAAGCTCAGTTCGTAGCTGGTGAACCAGTTATGCCTTCTGGATTCGTATTTGAAGGAGTAAGATTCTTTGAATCTACAAACTTCCCATCTAAAACAATTACGGTCGATATTGGAGATGGAGGTGGAGCTGTATCTAAGACAACTCCAGCAGGACTATTCTTTGGTCCTCAAGCTATCGGTGTTGGTGTCGGTGGTCCTAATGGCAACTTATAAAAGTGACGCAGGAGCAATCCTACAACCCGGTAATCAGACAAGAAGATTATCTTCATTTAATAATGAGGGTGTTTTTGGTTGGCCCGGAATTGAAGCTTTTGAGCAAGTTGGTTTCGTAAAGGTAACTAATTTAGCAGCTGCTAAAGCAGATAACAAGAGTTTCAATATTACTGTCCCTTCTCCAGATAGAAGACCTGATGACAGAGTGAGAGATGACCGCACAAGTTTAGTGGTCAAGGCTAGTTCAGAAAGACCTGCATATGTCTATGGAGCATCCATAGCTATTGCACAGGATACACCTACTGGTGGTCTTCCTAGCTTCCCAGCATCTCCAATAACAGCAGATCTTGGAGGTACAACTTCTGAGCTTCTATTACTTGGTCCTGATAATAGTGGTAACCCAATTGGTGTACCAGCAACACAGGCATTAGGTAATGCTGCAGCTTCAAGTACATTGACTGCTGCTAGTTCACTGTTTACTCAAGGATCAGAAAACGTAACAATTGCGAAGATTCCTTTCTGGACATCTGTTACTACAGCTGGTATTGATGATCAGGATGCTGCAAACGCTATGTTGTATAAAGTAACAGCAGACACAACTTTTAAAGTTTATAATGTTGATGCTGTCACAAATACTACAGTTAGTGGTGATGGTGTATTTATCTCTCAAGATGATTCAGATGCAGGTAGAGCAGCATACATCGTATGCCGTGTAAACTACTTACGTCCAGCGAAAGCTGTAACTTGGGACGATGTTTCTTCCTTCGTGGACTTTGCTTCACAAGTAGGCGGAACAGATTCATAATCTATATCTTTATAGAATTATCAAAAAGGCGAGTCTCTCGACTCGCTTTTTTATTGCTCATAAAAAATTCTTCAAGATTTACTTGCGGTATCCTCACAAAAGAGTATTGAAAAAGTATGCTGTATCAACATAAGACAACCGGTGGTTTAGTTGAGAAAATATCTCAACACGGAGAAGGGATTTTTATGGTTGTCAATGCAAATGACGAGGTGGACTACGTACATGAAGATGATTTAATTCCTCATTTGGAAGCTACTAATGAAAAAATTGCAACAGAAGAACGATTAACTGCAGAATTGAAATCTACTGGAGATAAGAATGCCAAACCTACTAATAGAGAAACTTTTCCTCTTGATAGACGTTTAAATATAAATACTGCAAGTGCTAGGCAGATTGCTGATTCTCTCCCAGGTGTTGGTTTAAAGACTGCTAGAGATATAAAAGATTTACAGACAACAATGACAGGGGAAAGATATACAAAATTAGAGCAATTAAAAGGAATTAAAAGAATTGATTGGGATCAAATATTCAAAGAGAACTTAGTGAGAGTAGACTAGTAACAGGTATATTTTACTTGTTTGAATGAAACTCGATACCTTTTTACAGTCAAAAGTACGTTGGCATTTAGGTTATAACATAACTTCTATTCCTGCTGGTGACCAAGCTCGTCTAGAAGAAGCACTTAATAATGTTCAGGATTCTTTTTGGGTAAGTAAAATTGTAGAACAGGTCAGTAGGTGTGATGAAGCCGAAAAAAGAACTGACATGACTGGAAGTGTAAATAATAATACACTCCCAAAAAATAGAATAGAAAGTATTCTTGGTGACGTTGACAGAACAGTTTCAACTTCTGATTTTCGACAGACTTTAAAAACTTGGACAGAAATTTATATTTATGAGACAGATAGGTTAGCAATGCATCTTTACGTTCCTAATTATAGAAATCCAGAACAAGCTAGATATAGATTTAACAGAGAAGGTGCAGAGTTTATACAAGCCTTACCTGGGCCTGCTGATGTGGCTGTAGGAACACGTTTATTCTTAGAAACATCTCATAGATAAGAACATTTCTTCCTGTTATTCTTAAGAAAACGACTGTAAATTTTCAATGGCTATAACTTACTTTCAAGACACAATATTTTTTACTGATACGACTCTTAGTGCTCCCGGAGATGGCACAGTTTTACAGGTAGCTTCTAACAATTTTTTTGCAACAAAAAGCTATACTTTACTTGTTACTGTTGCAAATAAAAACACTAATGTAGTTGTTAGGTTAGATGGCAGTATTGATGGTACAAATTATGCACCAATTATTGCTGCACAAACAATAAGTTCAAACGGATCCACTTCCTATAGCGTTAGTGATAGACCTGTGAAGTTTATAAAACCTGTTTTTGTTAGTGAAGCAGGTGGTACTGATGCAACAGTATTGTTTAATTTAGCTGCTTTATAAATGTCTGTTTTTCCTAGAACACAACTTGGATATACTTTAGGTATAAAAAGAAATAAAGATATTTATGGGCAAGGAGAAAAACCACCTAAAAATCCTTTTGAGGAAAGTAGAACACCTACTAGAATGGCAGGAGACAGACGAGTAGATATCTTTACTGCAGAAAGGGACTATTTACGAGCCCCTACCGCTAGAGGAGATTTTCTACCTAATCGTTTTAGAGCTTCTGTAACAGCACCTAATTTGGAGAATTTTGATGGCTAAAGGAAAAATGCCTCCCCAACTTCTTGAATATTTTAAGAATAAAAATAAGAAGAAAGAGGATGGTAGCGGAGAAAAAATGTCTGATAAAGAAAAGCGTAAAGAAGCTTTAGAGAAAGCTAGAGATGCTAAGACTAAAAAAGAAAAAAAAGAAGAAAAAGATAAAAAATAGG